GCATTCGGGAGAAAAGAATATGGACCAATCTGAAAGGTTTCACCAGCAACTGAGAGATCTTGCACCAAAGATCTATGATGCCAGAGTCAATGTCCTTAAATCAGAAGTTAATCTGAAGAAGGTGTTTTGGCAGCAGCTTGTTATAGCAAAAGATGCTGGAGAAAGAAGTTATAACGCCCAGAAAGCAAGAGCAGAAGCCTCAGAAGAGTATGAGGGAGCCTCTATGGAGGTAGCTATTGCTAAGGCAACACTGGATTCACATAACACCATGAAGGCAGCAGCTGATATGGAGTTTGAAGAATGGAGAACTAAAATGGCAAATCTTAGAATGGAGAGAAGTAGATATGGAGCATAAAAATTTTGAAAGCTTTTGTAGTTATATGCATCAGGAACACCTGATGGAAGTAAGGAAAGAAACTAATTACAAAGAACATGGAAAGCCTTATGGTGAATATGTGTTGAATAATTTAAACTTTCTTTACGAAACATATGAAAGGCAGACAACCGAACAAGCAAGAAAAACTTTGGATGGATTCAATATCCCAAGTGGGATGCATAGTTTGTAAGCTTCTTTATGACTCTTACACGCCAGCAGAAATCCACCACATTGATGGGAAAACAAAGAAAGCCTCAGAAGATTATCCAGGCTGTCATATGTTAACAATACCGCTTTGTTACGAACATCACAGGGAGGGAGCCAATAATGATCTTTATGTATCAAGGCATCCATTTAAGGCTGAATTTGTAAAAAGATATGGAACTGAAATGTACCTATTACAAAAGGTACAGGAGATAATTAATGAGTAAAACAACTTTTAAATATGCTGGAAAACTTTCAGACAAAAGCATTGCCAGAATAAGATCTCATTTGATAAGAAGAAATAAAATGAAACCTGATATTTTGGAGAAAAAAGATGCCTGAAAAATTTAAACAAAGTGAAAAGATAAGAGATAAAAAGACTGGCAAGACCCTGGTCAAACACTACTATTTGAAAAACACTCCGAACTCTGAGCTAGAGAGAATTGCCAATAATAAAGAGGCAAGACCAAAGCTTAGAATAAAATGTATAAAAGAAATTAACAGAAGAAAAGCTATAAAATCTTTATGAACAAGGAAGAGCAAAATCTTTTATTTGCGATACTGATCAGGCATAGAGGCATACTTGAAGGACAATTAGAAAGATCTTCAGGATCAATGTATGAAAAAACACAGGCTGAGATAGATCTAACAAACAGAACTTTGCATAGCGTAACAAAAATAAATCGGAGGGATTGTGTATCTTGAAATGAGAAGAGACGAAGAAGAGAATAAAAAAATAAATCCAGACCACTACAAGAAATCAAAAATAGAAGCTATTGATGCAATAGAGGCTTGTGTAGAACTTAATCCACATAGAGATCAAATACCAGCTCAATCAAATATTTTGAAATATGTTTGGAGGTATCCTATGAAGAACAAATTAGAGGACCTAAAAAAAGCTCAGTGGTACTTAAATAGACTAATAAAAAAATTAGAGGATGAAGCATAGGAAACCAGATGGAGAGCCTGATCTGCTTCACTATTCATATCAAATAAGCAAGCTTGTCACTCATCAAGAAAGGCTTGATTACATAGCTGATGTAGATGAAAAATTTCACGATCTGGTGTATCTTGTAGCTATGCAAATGTCTATAGCGTATACCATTGCAGATCTCCCAAATCGGGAAGAAAGAAAAAAGGCATGGCAAGAATTACCTGAACATAACAGGACATTCAAAAACATGAAAGACATGGTGTATCATAGAGTAATTAAAATATTTGGAGACAAGAAATGAAAGGTGTAAATCACTACAAAAAAGACGGCACTCTCCACAGAGGTGGTAGCCACAAGATGTCTGACGGCACACTACACTCTGGAACAAAACACAGTCAGAGTAGTGTTAAGCTTTTTCATTTTGGAGAGTTATCAAAAAAAGCACAAAGCAAAGCTAAAACTTTTTGGAGAAAAAAATGATTGAACTATTGGTTATTTTAAATGTTATTGCTACTGGTTGGATCCTTTGGGTTCACAGAGATGAAATGTTTCCCTGGAGATAACTATGAAAGCAATGAAAATGAAAAATGTAAGTAAACCTGTACCGACAAAGAAGGGTGGATTGGGTAGAAATATTCATGTGCATTCTGGTCATGTCTATGGATGCGGTAAAAACATGAGGAGAAAATAATGGCATATATGAGTTACGGCAAAAAAAATACTACAAAGAAAAAGAAAAAAAAGAATGCCAAGAAAAAAAGGAAGTAAGCGTAAGTTTGCTCCCGTTGCCAAAACCAAAAGAGGGGTCCCAAAAAAATATGTTAGGGGATCAAAGAATCCTCGAAGGGCTGAAGCAGAAATTAAAAGGACTCAAAAACTTTATAAGCAAGGAAAGCTTACTCCAGCAATGATGGATAGGATTTCAAAACAAAGGGCAAAAGATGGTCGCAAAAAAAGGAAAAGCAAAACCAAAAAGTAAAGCCAAAAAAAATATGGGCAGGTATTCATCTATCCCAGGGGCTGGTCGTTTTTCTAAATCAACTTTAGACAAGGTTTATAAAAGAGGTTTAGGTGCTTACTATTCCTCTGGTAGTAGAAGGGTATCGGCACACGCCTGGGCGATGGGTCGTGTTAAAAGTTATGTAACAGGCAAAGGTGGAGCTAGAAAAGCTGATGCCGATCTGTATCGGGGGAGAAAGAAGAAGTAAATGAAATGCCCCCAATTGAACTAAATCAATATTACACAGAACTAGTAGGTTTTTTGTTGACCCTTTTAGTAGGGCTGGCTATAAAAGACTGGGCTACTGGTTTTATCAAAGGAGCTTTGTTTAGGCTCAAGTCATCTTTCAAAGAAGGCGATAAAGTTATTCTGGATGGTGATCAAGCTATGATTGTCAAACTTGGATTAAGTGAAACTGTCTTTGGTGTTTATTCAAAAGATGGATATACCTGGAGGTATGTTCCAAATGAAAGAATACCAATGTTAAAATTATCTAAGATTGTAGATCCTGAACTTCATCAAGACTCAAAAGAAGAGAAAGCTAGGAAGATAGAGGATCTTTTAAAAAGGAGGGATGATGGCTAAAGCAAGCGAAGCTAAAAGAACATCTAAAGGCGTAGTCTATAGAGGTAAAACATATCCAGGGTTTAACAAGCCCAAAAGATATTCTGGTTCTGGCAAATTTAAAAAAACTGTACTTGCTAAGAAAGGAAATGAAATTAAGGTTGTTAACTACGGACATAAAGACTATGGTCATAATTATTCTGCTAAAGCACGCAGGAACTATCTTACAAGATCAGCTGGGATCCGAAACAAGTCAGGGCAACTTACGAAGAATGATAAATTTTCAGCGAATTATTGGGCAAGAAAAGATCTCTGGGCAGGTTCTTCGGGGGGAAAGAAAAGCCCACCAAAAAAATGATTAAGATATTCATCACAGAGTTTGAGAAGGATGATGAGATATACGCTGGACCAAACATCTATGCAGTAGACTGGGAGACCGCAGAGGAAGCAGCTCTGGCTGTAGGATGTACTGTTGTTGGTGAACTTAGTGACATAATGGTTTATGATACAAACACTGAGGTAACGATTCATTAATGCATGGTTTTATATACAGAGAAACAGCTCCAGGAAGCATACAAAGAGTATATTAAAAGCTTTAAACATACCCCTAGCTTGACCATTCCCACCCTGGAAGAGTTTCGTCAGATCTACGAGGACTATTGGGAAATGTATTATGAGCAAGAGAGAAACGCTGATAAAGAAGTTTGAAGATCAAGGTTATACCAGGGTAAACATTAGATGGGTTCCCAGGAATCCCTACGGAAAAAAAGCAAAACTAAATGGATGGATCTTTAAGCTTGATGGACAGGAATGGGAAAAGCTTGCAGATAATTATGAAGATGCTATCAAAAGAATAGATCTATTCTAGATCCAGGAGAACATCACTGACAGACGAAAGAGCTACCATTGCTAGTTTGATATCGTCTTTTGTTAGATCTAACGGGAAGCCTTCTAATTGAGAATCATCTATAGTTTCTGTTTCCTCTTTCAGGTTTCTTGCTACTTTTGTGATGGCTTCTTTGATTAACATAGGACCTAAAATCTTACCTAAAAAAAAATAAAAAAAACAGTCTTGACATATAAAAAAAGCGGACCGAAGCCCGCTCTTTTTTAAGAATATAATTTTTACTTTGTTAGCACCTCCTTCTCTTCATCATCGTATGGATAATCCCAAAGCATTATGTCGTCATTTGGAAAAACAACAGATCTGTATAAGTCTTCTCGTATCATTGAATTAATAAAGTAAGCATCTGAAGAATAAAAATCCTCACGCTCACAAGCTTGATATTCATAAGAATGACTCAGACCTATGGCATCTTTTTTTGAGAGCGTAGGCAAGCCTTCAGAGGCTCTCCTGCACTCTTCTATGTATCGATTGATTTTAATGTGTGCCTTGGTCTTGTGCTTCGATCTGCCCTTTTCGGGAAAGAAAAAACCTTCCCAATCATCAGGATACCTGTACTGAAGACTTCTTACATTCTCCCTAGCAAGCAGCTCTGCAAGATCAGGTCTATCAAGATCATATCTTTGACCGCTGTGTGGGTTCCTGCCTTTAACAGCACCAGAATGTTTTACTATCTCAGCAATATGTTCTGGGGGACATAACCAAGCACTCATGATTCACCTCCCTCTATGTATTCCATGAACTCAGGATTGTCGATCCAAAGATCATCGATCCTGTCTTGATTAATCT